CCTACTATAGTATCCGATTCCACCAGTAGAACCAGTAATTAAAGACCTACGACCTGCACCGCTTCTGCGACCACTACCTGCTTGTCTTGTTTGCACATTTAGCTCACGCTCAGTGCCAGATAAAACTCTTCTTCCTGCACCAAGATCTTGCGACCTTTCAAGCCTACGTCTTAATAAAGATTGTTTCTTTCTAGCTCTTTTTATTCTTTGCCTTCTTAGCTCTTCTTGAGCTAATCGTTCCTGTTCGGACATAGCTTCTTCTGGGTCTTTTTGATAAATAGATGCAGGAGTTACAGAAGTTTCTCCTATAGGGCTTCCTTCTGCAGTTGTTACATCAGCTACAGATTCTATTAAAGGTTTTGCCTCTTCTTCTGCCTCTTCTGCTGCTGTTTCTGCTGCTGCATCTGCTTCAGCTTGTTCTCTAGCTTTTCTTTCCCTTTCTTCTCGTTCTCTTCTTTCCCTTTTTTTCCTTCTTCTCTTGCTTGCTTCAGAAGCGTCTTTTAACCTTTCTGCAGCACTTCTTGTGTCGTTAGGGCCTGTGTAGCTAGAAGTAGAGGGCGGCCCATAATCTGGATATGTCTTTCCTCCAATTCTTTTCGTTTTTATATTTGAACCAATCCCAAGTTTTTTCTTAAATCTATCTAATAAACTTGCCATTTGCTTTATCCCTTAACCAGATATACCTTGCTAAACACAAATCAAAACAAATTTCAACGCACAAGTGACCAAACACTAGGTTTGTGTGCCGCACTTTTAGGCTTTCTTTTGAAAACATCATAGTCTTTTTTAGCTTGTACTACCTGTGCAGGTTTCTGATTTGACATCAGAGCACGCCCTTCTCCTGCACCTAATAGCAAATATTGTAGCGCATCGTGTATGTGAGAGTACATATTCTTATCAGGTTTGTCTGCATATCGCTCACCACTTACTTCCATACGCTTATAGGAATAACCACCCTCAAAGCCTTTAATAAGTTGTTGGCACCTTCTATCTATTAGAAACGCAGGTTTACCCTCAACCATCTTGTTAAGTTGCTGCGCCACTGACTCCAAACGAAGATCCACCGAATTACTTGGGGCGGGAAATGCGCGTAGGCCAGCACCTCTAAGTATGTGAAAAGGGGTAGATTCGTCCGTCTGCGCCCTAAAATCACCTGCTGGGTCACCGTATATATAGACATCGGAAGTCTCAGAAAAACGAGTAGCGATTTCATTTCTTAATACCTCTGCAAATCTAACAATGCCCATATCAAAAGCAACGACTTCTGATTGGATTAACCACCTGTTCCTAACCTTCTGACCTATAACAGCCGCAGGTGTCAAACCAAAATCAATACCAATATACAAAGGCAAACCTGCTGCTACTGGTATTTCTTCTCTAGCAATATGTGTTTCGCTTGCAAACATAGGATATACTGGCTTTCCATCTTGTATCGTGCCTAGTTTATTCATAACATAGACATCAATCCAAGACTTTGTTTTACCTTGAATAAGATTAGGATAATAGCCTCTCATCATATTCTTTTTGTTTTCTGCATAGTCACTTGGCAAATAATCTTCTACTTCACCATCTTCATTGTATACTTCCTTCATACCAGATGGTTGTGTAAAGAACTGCCAGTTATCAGGCTTAACCAACATCTTAGCTTGTTCTCTTGGTATATGATCTGGCACTGGCACTTCACCTGACATAATAGGCCACCAATGGTCTTCTTCTGGTGCGTTGGTATCTGCAATAACACCTGTCCAACTTGGTCCACCATCACGCATAGAAGGGTATCTGCCTACCCTCATCGTACACGCATCAATAATACTTTTAGGAATCTCCCTTGCCTCGTTAATCCAGATGCCTGTCAATTCGAGGGACAATAGTTTTTTAACATCTTCTGGACGATCAAGAGCAAGGAAGATCACCTCAAGGTCTATGTCACCCTTTCTGATATGATGTGTATAAGGCACAGACCAAGTAAACTTACCCCATTCATTCTCTGGAAACCAATCAAGCCAAGTCTTAATAGTAGTCGTTCTAAGCTGTGGGTTTGTGTTTCTTATGATTGCCCACCTGCTTTTTCTTACACCATCAGGACTTTTCTCCTGAGACAAGGATCTTCTAAATACTTCAACACAACACCCAACAGACTTACCAGATCCTACTGGACCTCTTATGCCACGAAAGAAAGTGTTGTCTTTCATAAACTGTTTTAAGACTTCACCATCAGGTTTGTACTTAAAATCTATCAACGCAATCCCTTATCTACGCCAAACTTAATCATCTTTTCTACAACTTCTGGGCCAATGCTTTCTATCAACTTATCGCACTGCTCATCGGTTGCTAATCCTTTTGCATCGACATGCGCCAGATGGACTTTACGAACTATGCCTCTAAGCAAAGCCAGATCTTGTTGAGATATAGTAGTTATAAAACTCATTTAAATATCGTAAAACTTTCTATTGGTATTTCTGCTACGGCCTCAATATCCGCAGGGTCTCCCCTATCTGTTCTGCCGCCTATTGTTATTTTATACATCTCAGTCAGAGATGCCCACCCAATGCAGTCTTTCCAACCAACTAAGAATATACACGGTAAGCCAGTGGCAAGACGCATAGAAAAGGCAGCTTGCACTTTGTTAGCTGATACAAAGCATGTAGGGTAAGTACCTCTTGTATGTGTTCTTGTTCTGATTTCTACAAAAGCTTTTACGTCCTTTCCCTTTATTATCAGGTAATCAAACTGATTGTACTTATCTTGCTTACGCATTGCACAGTTCCATTTACGTGCTGCGTATCTAGCAATGTTCTCTTCTCTACTTAGGTCAGCCTCAGTCTCATATGTAGGTCTAACCATTATTTTTTCTTAGACTTCCTTTTGGGCTTGGGTTTCTCATACGCTTCGTTTATATCACTCGTGGAGGGGTCGTCGCCTTTGAGTTGGCCATTGGAGCTTCTGGCTCTCACTGGGTCAGGCCCTTCCACGAGTCTGCGTGACTCGGGTGTTCTCGTCTTACCAGTATAGAATGTTCCTGCTAGAACGTGAGTCTCGCCTTTATACAATTCACCGCTCGTTAAATATAAAGCCATTACTTGTAACTTCCTGACATAAGTGTTTTCTTTTTCTTCATAGGCTTTTTCTTTTCATCCGCAGCCTTCTTAGCCGCAGCTATTCCCTTCTTTGTATATGGGAACTTCTTTCCATTAACATTAGGCATTTCTATATCTCCTTACCTTGTTAGCAATCTTTTTCGGTTGAGCCACAAACTGTTTACCCTTTGCCTTACCCTCTCGTTTGGCTCTGGTTGTAGCGCGATACTCAGCATCACTAAGAGCAGCGATAGCCTTAGAAGGAAGGTAGCGTTCACCAGTTTCGCTAGACTTCTTACCAGACTTAGTTCTCCACTTCTGTTTGCACCAGTTTAATAATGAACGCTGTGGTGCTTTCATTTACTTATACAAGATTGTACTTGTACCCTTTATTAGCTTTGCGCCTTTTAAATCTTCAGCTTGATTCAAAAACTTCTTAAGTTTTCTTTTCTTCTCTACTAAAGAAGCTTCACTTTCCTTACCTCTTAACATTCTTATTCCACGCCTAAGAGCAGTTATAGCATTAGGAATAGTCTCAAGTCTGCTAGCCTGACCATAACCAGTTTTATTATTTTTAATATAAGTTCTATATTGAGGAATAGTAGACAATTCTTTATTTATTTGCTTTAGAAGAGACCTAGATCTTTTAGCAAATGGTGCTATTTCTTTTCCTATATCTTCACTCATGTTTTATATCCCCCACCTCTGGCTTTATAGGTTTTTGCAAGTAACTGTGCCTTTCGAGCAGACCATTGTCCTGCCGCAGTGCCATGAGTAGCCCTTGCCTTGATAGACTGAAACAAACTCTTCCTTAACTTAGGCTTGGTATAGTTTCCTGCTTTATTAACTGTACTCATGGAAACATTCCTTCGTCTGGGTCAGGCATATCATCTACCCTATTACTCAAGAAATGCCACCGTTTCAAGAGTTTCTCTTTCTGAGGTGTCATATCACTCGGCCCACTCACCTCAGTATTCCCAGTAACAAAGTCATACATCTTTCTAAAAAAACTCTTTGACTGTGGCTTCGG